GACGCCCCATCAGTTCCAAGGACAAAATCAAGAATTGATTCGTACCATGTAACCGTTTTATTTTTTGCACTTTCAAGCCTTAATTCCAATTCTTTAATTTCAGCTTCAAGTTGTGGAATTGTTCCTTCTCTTAGCAAATTATTGTAGTCATTTGTTGCAGCCCATAAATCATATTGTTGCTTGACTAAAACGCCTACTGCTGCCGCAGCCGCTAGCCATCCCATTGATGCAAGCGTACCTTTTACCAATACCAAGGCTTTGTTTAAAGTTCCAGCCGCAACAGCCTTTCCCAGCAATGCGGTTTTGCCACCAACAATGAGAGGAATTGCCCGAGAGAGCCACCCAGCCAGCGCGGTAGCTTTTAGCAAAACAATTGCTTTGGTAAGTGCAATTACCCCGGCGGTTGCCAAGCCAATCTTTACGGCCATAATCCCCGCAGGGGAATTAATCGCGTTGATAGTATCCGCTAACGCCTGCAAAATTGGAATAATTGCTTCTGCCGCTGCTGATTGCTCAGAAAACACATTTTGGAATGCCGTAGCAACTGATTTCAAAGCGCCTTGAATTGTTTGCGCTGCTGTGTCATTAGCTTTTTGAGCTACCCCTGCAGCGTTGGCCTGATTCAAAATCAAGCGTTCAAGCTTTGGCAAATCATTTAACAGAGGGGCAATCGCTTGTCCTGCCTCTGTGCCAATAATTTTAAACAGATCCTCTTTGCTAGTTACTTTTTCAAGCTTCCTCAGCGTTTTTGCTAAACCATCCGCCTCAATCGTTGCGGCATTAATTTCAACACCGTATTTACCAAGTAATTCGACACCTTCTTTTGTTGGCGCCGCCAGCTTGGCTAAGGAAGAACGGATAGCAGTAATACCAATTTCAGCATTTACGCCATTAGCTGTAACTGCAGCAATCGCACCATTGAGATCTGACAACGGGACGCCAAGAGCTGCTGCAATTGGTGCCACCTTGCCGATGTTCCTGGCGTATTCATCGAGCACAATCTTGCCATCGTTCTGCGTCTGAATAAATCCATCGACTAACCCACCCGCTTTGTCAGCCGACAATCCATAAGCATTCAAAACAGACGTTGTGGCATTGGCAACGGTATTGATATCTGAGAAGCCACCAACAGCGCCAAGGCTGGCTGCTTTCAATACCTTGCTTGCATCCGCTGCATTATTAAAGCCAGCCGACGCCACGTCATAAGCCGCCCCAGTTAATTCAACAACGCTTGCCTGACCTTTTAATTCTGCGCTGACCTTTTTTAAACTGACTACAAGGTCTTCAGAATCAACACCTAGCGAACGAACCTTCGCTTCAAAAAAGTTCTGATCGCTAAGCGTTTTAAACCCTGCACCCAATCCAGCAACAGCCACCAACATTGGCGCAATTGTTGATGCCAAACTTTTAAGAGATTTACTTAATACCCCAACGCCGCCGGAAGCCCCACGCGCAGCTCCGCCAAATTTCTTTATTGAATTGGCTGCCTTTGGCGTTGTTTTCTGCAGCCTTGTGACTTCCTTCTCAAGCGCCTCCATCCGGCGTTCTAGCTTTTGCAGGTCTGAAAGACCTTTTACCTGAATGGGGATATCAACGGGTGCTAAAGCCAAGAAAAAAAACCGCCGATAGGTTAATTCTAACGGCGGCCAGATTTTGCTTTTTTCATTGCCTCTTGTTGCTGCGTCCCCTGGTAATCAAAGAACAGCAACCACAGCCACAACTCTTGTGGCGTCATCTCTTGCCGCAATCGAGTAAGGGACATTCCCAACTCTTTCGCAACCGTCATTTCATTTATTAGTTGGCTTTCCCGTTTGAACTGAGCCCTCAGGACTTTTATAATCCATCTCTTCTTCCTCCTCGGTCTCGTCTGATTGCATAGCGCCAATCAACTTGCTTGCCATTTCCATCGGCAAAACCTTCTGCAAAACAGGAATAGCATCGACTTGATACTGGTTTCTTCCTGCTTCGTCTAATGCCTTGTTTACAAATAAACGAATGGCAGCTTCGAGTGCATCTTCGGGATTCCTAGATTTTGCTTTTGCTTGTTGGTACTCGTCTATCGTCATTGGCTTATGCCAAAAGGTGAAATCATCACCATCTAATTCAACGATTTTTTTAGTAAGTTTGTTGTTGCGTGCTGCTACATCTAGCAGCTTTTGCAACATGGTTTGAGATTGAGCCAAAATTAATTTTGCATACGTATGCACATTAGCTCAGGCACAAGGGGAAGGTGTATGCCCGTCCCCCCAGCGCCCTGACGTGCTGCTCCCCACGTCAACCGCAGTTTATCCAACAAAAAACCCCGCACTAGGCGGGGCAAATGTGTGAGGTTGGGGGGATCCCTAAGTCACACTAACGCTGTACTAAACAGTTGTTTGACGTTTTGAACGCTAAAGGTGACTTCTCCCTGTTGGGGATCATCAGGGTTTACGTCCAGATTGACGCCGGTCAAGGTGATATCACCCTCAATAAAGGATGATTTCGCCAAGTCAGGGGCTGGAGTAGACGCACCATCAGAAATGGTGTTGTTAAAAAGCCGAACGCGAGCGCCCCCTTGGTCCTTCAACATCACATTTGCAAGCATTCTTTGGCCAATGCTTTGTGCATTGTCAGAGAAAAATAGCGTGATAGTTCCGGTGGCTGACGCATAACCTGCCTGGGTCGAACGGAAGGTGGCAAATTTGCCCCCACCTGCACCAACACCGCATGGAAGCGTTGTTGTGTCTAATTCTTCCCGAGAGATCTCAATCGAAAACGATTGCACATCACAAACTGCGCCGAACGGATCAAACGACACATTTACATGCCCCGCAGAATCAGCAGAACCGGTTCCGCCGTCACCGTTCAGCGTTACTGCAGTACCGCCAATTGTTGCCGACACCTGAATGGTTACAGACGTAGCAACAACGACGTAATACTGAGTCCCAGCGACTAGCGCCGTATCCAACGACCCACCGCCTTCAACTGAAAAGACGACAGGATCACCAACCTCAAAATCATTCCCAGCGGGGACCGTGATTGCAGTCCCTGCAGGGAAATCAACAAAATCCTGAAGACAGAATTCAGTTCCCGCTGGTGTGAAATACACCGAACCGCTCTGGCCAGTTAAGGCGCTAGAGCTACAAGCAATGGCCACGTAAAACCTCGAAAAAACAACATTGGGGGCGTTGTATCTCCGGGGGCAGAGATGCCATCAGTCTACGCAGGCGTATTAATAAGCTCCACCATCCAAAGAAGACGCTGAAACCCAGGCCGAACCATCCCACGACAAAACATCGCCAACGGACTTTGAGCCAGCGCTTACATCGCTCAAATTGTTGAGGCCAAGGCTGACAACACCAACTTGACTATTGACGCTTTGCACTGGGGCCGCCGGAACCGTTGCGGTTGTCAGATAGCCCGCATCGTTGTTCAGATCACTGACATCGTCGCCAGGCTGAACCGCTGTCCCAATGGCCGTCTTTTGTGAGGCCGTAACGTATTTATTTGTCGAACCTTCCGATACGTCATTTGTTGACAGGACGACCGCGCCAGTTTTCGTGTTGACGCTTTGAACCGGGGCGCCCGCTGACGTGATGTAGTTGGAATTATTCGTCAGTTCACTGATGTTGTCGCCGCTTGCCAAAGCACCAACGTCACCAGCACCAAGAACAACCGCACCAGACTGGCTATTAACCGATACAACGGCTGACGATGGGTAGGTCAGCTCTTGCCAGTCCGAAAGCGAGCTTCCACCCGTCTGGATCAAAACAAATGTCGTGCTGGTGTCAGTCCGGTTACACCAGTCCCCAGCTTGACCCGAAAGGGCCAGCATTGCCGCTTGACTTGCGACTGCCCCTAAATATTGGGTAATAGCAATCGATGGAATTTGACTTGACGGCACTTTGCCGTTGACCAAATCAGCCTTTGCATCCAACGCCGTTTGGGTATCCGTTGAAATCGGCTTTGCTAAGTCGCTGGTGTTATCGACGTTGGCCAGGCCAACATCTGTCTTGTCGAGCGTGACTGTGCCAATCCGGCCATTCACCGAGGTTTCACCAACCTGACCCACACCGCCTAATTGGCGGACAACACCATCAGCGTCCTTGATATAAATGGCTGGGCTTTGGCCGTTTGTATTGAGGGCAATCTCGCCATCTAAAAGATCCGAAGGTTGCGGCGCCTTGGATTGTGTGCTCGAACGTTTTTGTTGTTGTCTCATTTTTAGTAGCTCCCTGAATCAATAGCGGTTGAGATTTTGTAAGCGCCTGTGGCGGTCTCCCCAGTCACTGACGTGTCACGGACAAAGAAACCGCCCTGATTAACACCCCCAACAACAGTCGGAGGCGTTGACACGTTCAGCAGTTCACCCAGCAACGTCGCGCCGCCGCCAGTAGGTGACTTCAGCCATATCGTTCCGTTCCAGGTGTAACTACCAGGGCCAACCTGGGGACTGGTGTCAGGGTTGCCGCTATCGGTTACAACGCAACTATCGCCTGTGTTTAGATCACTCGTGCCGGTGATTATGCCGTCTGCAATTAGACCAGCATTGAGGTCTGACGAAGTTGTGCCAGATGAACCGATATTGGAATTATCGTTAGCAATCGAATAAACCGAAATGCTGCCTGGCGTCTTGGGGATATACGCGCCAGCGCCACCATTAGCGCCAATGTCCCACGTCAATACCTGACCCGACGAAGGTGCCGCCGGAGGGCTAATTAACGTAGTCGGATTAGGAATAAAGTCGCCTTCAATTAATGCCGCAACATCAGAGGCTTTAAGCGGAAACTCGATCCACCCTTTGCCATTTGTTGGCGCAGGTGTGGAGGTCGAGCCATTTATCAACGTCTTGGAATTTGACCCGTTTCCAAGGAAGCCGACTGTGTCTGCCAAGTTGTAAGCCAACTGGCCTGGCTCTAGGTCGCCTGGCTTAGATCCAGCCGAAACGTTCCTAAGTTGCTGCTGAACAATTGCCATCAGGCGACCTATAAATAACTACTCAATTTTAGGAGCACTCAATTACACAAAAGTTCCAGAGTCCAGCACGCTCTCAGGCGTCCAATTGCTGCCATCCCAGCCAAGCAAATTTCTTGCATCTGGTGGCGTTGTACTTGTATCTACGTCACCCATTTGATCAATTGAATAGTCAGCTTTTGCCGCTATGACTGCGCCAGTGCGGCCAAAAACGCTGTCAACATTACCGGCTGCGTTTCGAGTTGCGCCTGCGACTGGCAATCCGCCTTGTGTTGGGTAAGTCATTAGAAATCCTCCGAATCAACGCTAGCGGCTGGAATCCATTGCGTTCCATCCCATTCCATTACCTCACCAGGCGCAGGCGTTGCCGAGCTGACATCTGCCATCTGATCAATTGAATAATCACCTTCTTGGCTGTTGACATTGCCTGTCCGCCCATAAACAGAACTCACAGCGCTGCCCCCCGAAATCCTTACGTTAAATGGGGCGCTGATATTACTAAGGGCTAACGGATCATCTCCCGACAAGACCTGGACAGGGCCTAGGACTTCCCCAACGCTGAACTCATTGGTTTTCATCTGATCCAATAGCGCCATCCCCGTAAAATCCAACTCTTCAATTCGGCGCATGCCATTACCTTTCGGGCTATAAATCGAAAGCTGGATGTTTCCCCGTATCGCTTCGATCCCGTTGGTTTCGAGCCTCAGTACAGGAAGATAAAAATTGACATAACTAATCGATAGCTCTACATATTCGGTGGCAGGCGGTTCCCCACCAACGTTGTCGAATACAACCGGAACAGGTGGCGTTAACGCTGAAAAGGCATTGATCGTCCTGGTTTCAACTAAGGCGCGGATCTGTTGGAAGCTCATTTCACTTTCCTCAGGAAAAAGTCAAAGGACTTATCAGCGTCCTTGCCAAGATTGTTGGCGATGGTGGTGAACCAAGCTGCGCCGCCTACGCGGCCGCCTTTCCCGTATTTGGGATCAAATGCCACGCGCTCTGAATAATCCAAATTGGAACTAATAAACCAATCACGATCCATCGTTATCCTGCCATCGTATTTGGTGATTGATGGAGTGTTTTTCCCATCCATTTCATCTGGGACGCTTCGGTCAGGAATACCCGCACCGATAAACCATGAACTAGCCAAACGGCCCGTATCGACTGGCGATGATTTGCTCAGTTTGCCCTGAGTCAAAATCAAAAACCGGGCAAGGCCTCGGTCCAGCGCTTGATCAATTTCTCGAACAAGTTCAGCGCCTCGAAATTTTTTAGCCATTAGTTCGCCCTCGCTGTAAGCGTTGCCGTGTAAAGCAGGTCGCCAGACGACAGGTCAACGCGAACCACCTTCCATGGCCTGCCTAAGTAATCGAGCCGATCGCGTGTTGTTGGAATTACATTTCCAACCCCGGCCAAATCAATTACGACCTTGATCTCAATGTCGTTTGATGGCCCGCCGTTGTCTTGGTCTTGAAAAGATGGGAAGACAGCACCGGCAGAAGTAAACGTAGTTTCAGAAGGCGTTGACGTGCCATCGGAAGGGTCATAAACCGGCTGATCTACGCGGATGTAATTCAAGCCAGTGACCCGGAATTTATCTACCAGGCTTTTGGCCAGCGGGACAGCAAAGCCATCTTGGTAAGCCATTAGGACCGCACCCTCAAGATGACCTTGCCGCCTGACGTAGAGCTAAATACGGCATAACAAGAGACCATCCCTTTCAACCAAGGGAACATAGAAATTACTTTTGGATCGCTGCAACTGCTGCAGCTTTCCCCAGTAGCGCCCGCTGGAAAAGCAGAGTAATTAACTTCCAAATCACCAAGTTTTTCTTTACTCGTATAGACCCCAGCGGTATTGGTACTAGGTGCCCCCGGCTGCAGTGCGCTTGGGTTTTGGCTGAGTTGATAAGCCAGCTCAATTGTTGCCTCAGTAATTGCCTGAGGTATCAACGTGCAGGTTGCCGCGACCCCATCACACGACACACCAGAACGGGGCCACGAAAGAGCCTGTGGTTTATCTGCATTGTCCGTCGATGGATTGCAACGTTTGCCCTTCCACGTCAACGTTTCAAGCGCCGACGTGGCAGCAATTAACGCAATCTTTTTGGCGTCAGTAGCAAGCGCTGACCAAGTGCTTCCCCACCAT